TGACGGCTCTTCTGCGGGAGTATGTATATGGTGCACTTCAACAAGAGATGCCGGAAATTTACAAAATTGCTGAAGAGGCCGATGTTGAGAAATGGAATGAATCTGTTCGGCGACGGGTAGAAGGACGGCAGCGCTCCAAGCAAGCGAAGAAGCAGCAAGAGTGAAGAGAATCACGAGACTTAGTAATAAGACGGGTGGAGCCTAGAAACTTACAGTAAAATCTCTAGGCTCCTACAGTAGTCCACCGTGACCCGCTACGCAGTCAAAGTCAGAGACCGCTGGGTCATGGCAATCTTCGGGCCAGGCAAAGGGCTCCAGCTCACCTCGATTGAGGAGGATGCCTCCAGCTGGCCTACGTACGAGCGGGCAGTGCGGGCTGCTCACAGCATTCAGCAGTGCACCACCAACCCGATCTCAATTTGTAGCGTTACTGAACCGACTTACCGATGATGAAAAACGGTGTCCTGCAGTGGCAGGAAGACTTTGAAAAGTCCCAGCGTCTCGGCGAAGGTCGCTCGCGCACCAGTGCAGAACGGGCACAGCTTTTTGAGCTGCAGATTTGGCTTGCGGGCCAAGGCGCCATGCGGGATTTGATCCGGGCGGAGTCGCTCCAGCAGGCAATCATGTTTGCCGAAAATCGTTACCCCGGTTGCCGGGTAGACGTTCCCCCGCAGACGGCGAAGAAACCTAAGCTGGCTCGTTCCCGGACTAGCCCCAGCGTGGCGGCGAAAAACCGGAAAAAATCTGCTGACGCAAAATGACGCCTCCTCCCAAGCTCAACTTCACCAAGGCCGCAGCGGAAAAAGCGAGGGCTGACTACCTCGACGAGCTGTTCCTCAAGGATGGCCGCGATCAGGTGAGCCATCCCTTGCACGGGACATACACCGGTCTATACCAGAAGTACACCCTGCAGAAACTAGGCTGAGTCGCGGTCTAGCCCAAACTGATCGGCCAGGTTGTCGGCGGCTTCGCTGATAGCCCAGGTCGATTTTGTTTTTTCGATTTCGCACAGCGCATTCAGGGCCAGTGCTGCTTCAAGTAGGCCGGTGTAGTCGCCCTCCTCGTATCGCGCACGAAGCCACTTGTCGTTGGCGGCTTGGCGGAATTGAGATTGGAGCGACTGTTCGAGCGGCCTCACATCTACTGCTCCTTCTTCTTCGAGGGGAAGACCACCTGGAGAACTCGGAGAACTAGCTGTACCCAACTGTTGTCCTTGATTGGGAGCATTCCAATAATCTCAGATCCAGCCGCGACTGCGATGGCGACGGCTGCAGCAGTGGTGGGGTCCATGCATAGATGCAATCTTGTTAAAGGCTATAGCTTCTACAGAGAGTTTTCCAATGCGTAATAGTTTCTACCGCTACCGTCCGGGTAGCGGCAGCTGGGTATGGATCATCACATCTGCGGTGGTGAATACTTAAGCAAAAAGCAAGCCAAGAAAAAATTTCGTCAAGACATCCTCAGCAGCTGGGACCACTGCTGCGCCTACTGCGGGAATGATCTGGGACGATCCGCAACTCTCGACCACGTGCACCCCAAGATGCGCGGTGGTCACACGCGCCAGTCAAACCTTGTGGCCTGTTGCTTTGCCTGCAACATCTCCAAGTCAGCCCATGACTGGATTGACTGGTATCGCAACCAGAAGTTCTGGAGCCGCGACCGCGAGATCGCAATCGCCTACTGGATTACCGAAGACTTAGCGGTTTAGGGCTTCCAGCCCATTCCCTCTAGGTACATGCGGGCGATGTACTCGTCTTCGGCGTAGCGGCAGATGCTGTCCTTGCAGGCGCGGTAGTAAATCTCTCCCTTGTCGTTCTCGATTTGCTCCAGCAGAAAGCCGTCGCCCATGTCGTCGCTGTGAACAACAGTCATTTCTCGTAGAAAATTCGGGAGGGGTTGTCGTCGATCAAAATGGCCCACCCAGTGCCAGGGCCTTCCGCTTCCCATCGGGGGAGCCACTGCTTTCGAGGGTAGTAGGTGTATTCGCCTTCATAGTGATTCTCGTGGCCGCCATGCACCAAGTCCGGTTTGCCGCGAGGGTCTTTGGCGACAAACATCGTTTTGGTGTAGCCGATGATTACGCTCCAGTGCCCGGGGCCGGTCGGTGGTTCGCCGCGTTCTACGTCTCCTCTGTGTAGCCAACCAACAGCAACGGCTCGACCGGCGTCGATCTCTGCTTCGATCAAGTCCGGCGTCGCGTTTTGCACGAACTCGGCGTGTAGCCCCAGCTCGTCCAGTGCTTTGAGGTGGGCGGCAACTTCGGTGGTGTCGCCGTACTTTCGGCGGATCTCGTCGTATTCCTTGGCGTTATCAACGCGCATGAAGTCGGCGGCGATCATCGCAATCGCAGCCGTAAAGCATTTGCGGTGGCCGTTCTTTAGATCCAGCTGGTGGAAATACGGAACTGGAACCCACAGCACCTTGCCGCCGGCTCGCCAGATCTCGAACCAGGCAGAATCTCGATCTTTTAGGTCAGGCGGTAGATCCTCTTGGAGTTGTTGGATTGCGGCGAGCTGGTGCGGAGCGCCCGTGTAGTGATTGAAAAAATCTTGGAGTTTGAAAGCCATAGCCAGCGTTAGGGCAAAGATCATGAGCTGATGGCAATCAAATTCTAGTGTGCTTCTCTAGTACCTTCCAGTCGTGCGACTGCTGCTTCGAGGTCGCGCAGACGACTGAATACTTCCGTGTCCCGGCTTTTCATATCCGTGTGCATCATGTTCAGTCGGGTGGCCACGTTCTCCACCGCCGCAGTTAGACGCACCACTGCATCTCGACTCTCGGATGCGCGTCGGCTGTAGTTGCCAAATCCGACTGCCGCTACCGTTATCGAGGCGCCCGTTACGGCTGCCAAAATCTCAATCATTGGCCGCACCAGTACACGAGCATCATGGCAGCTAACGACGAAAAATCAGCGGACGATGGAAACCATACGCCGCTTGCCGATTTCGTTCGACTAGCGGTGTTGAGCTGGTCCATCGCAATGCTTTCCCTCAACTATTTGGGCTACGTAAAAGCAATGGATCCAACGTTTCCAGCCTCCCTTCTCACTGGCACGATGGCTTCCTTCGGTGTTTCCGTAGGTAAGGCAAACAACGGCCAGAAAAAGAAGGAAGACCCTAGCCTTGAGCCAAGCCAAAAGGTCAAGCCATGAAATCGGTACTGATTCTGGCAGCGCTTGTACTAGCCGCTGCTCCAGCTAAAGCAGATCTCACACACAGGATTCAATCCAGCGTTTCTCTCACTGTTGATGCTGCTGCCAGTGCTGCTACTCGCATTGGCTCCAGCTATTCGGTAACCGGAAACAACATCACCCTGGATACAGCCGGGGGACTTAGCTCTTTGACTGCTGGGTCTGCGGTTGGTTATACGCCAGCTGCTTACAGCGTGACCACTGCGGGGGATGCCTTTTCCTTCACCGAAGCATTCACCGAAGGTGATGCCACCCCCTCCGCTACCACCGTCACTTCAGGAGTTGTTGGATCGCTTCCGATGCTGGGGAATACGACGACAACAGCAGGGGGTGTCGCGGGTCTGCTTGATGGTTCCATCGCCAGTGATCACGTCATCAGCCTGACCGCTGGTGGTGCTGGAACCAGTGCAGTTGGTCAGATGGTCACCGAGATCAAGATCGACTGATGCGGTGGGTAGCTGTTCTGCTGCTATTGGCGGGTCCGGCGGTTGCTGTGCCAGTTGTGCCTAATTTCCGCACTGGCACAATGACCAGTCGGACTGAAAGCACCACGCAGATCAACGAGCAGATCCGCAGTGTCAACTTCGGCACCGGCTACACCTACAGCGCTTCAGGCACCAACGTTCAGCACTCGGGCTCCAGCCTGGTGCCGGGCGCTGGGGCTACTCAAACCCAAACCGTTGATGGGGTTTCGTCGAGTTGGACGGGCCTTGAACTACAAAACAAACCCACATGGTCAATCGTCAATCCCGGTGGTTCGTTCCAGTTCGTCGAGAGCTACACCGGGCCGGGACTAGAAGCCGTGACCGAAATCACTCGGACAACCGTCGTCGAAAGTGTTACCGATACGGTCTCGGTATTTGGGCCTTAACGCTTCTGCCCCAGCCGGTTCTTGCACAGGCGAATGCAACGGCGAATCCAGTTGCAAACAGCACGGGTTCCGTTACGAACCAGGCTATTCAGATGCTCACGGGTCCTTATCCGACCAATGCGTATGGCCCTGGCATTTCGTGCCAAGGTCCCACCCTCAACATCTCGCCGTTCGTAACCAAGAGCAATTCGTACGCTCTGCCGTACAGCTCGACAGTCCGTACTCCGTATTACGATCCCACCGACGATGATGAAAACGGCGTACCGGACAACCCAGGAAATATCCTCTATTACCAAGAGGTCCCGAGCGGTCAGAAAAATAACCACGCCTTGAACTTCGGCATCAGCGCCACCGTATCAATTCCGTTGGATGGTGGTCTGCAGGAAAGATGTAAGGCTTCCGCCGATACCCACACTGCGCTTCAGCGCCAGCTGCTGGCAAACAAACGGCTGGATTTTGAGCTATCTCGTTTGCGGCACTGTGGTGAACTGGCCCAGAAGGGGATCAGTTTTCACCCGAGATCGAAGTTCTACGCCGTTTGCTCGGATGTAGTGCTGGTGCCGAAGCCCGGGCAGGTGCTGCCCCATCGCCACAAAATTACGGTTTCAATGCCCGACGCAAAGCGCGTATCGCCCGATTCCGGTCCCGCTGAGCCAGCCGCCGCTCCCACACAGAGTCAACCTTCAAAGGCACGCCCCTTACCTGTGCAGCCTTTTTCACCACCTTCTTAACGGTTGGCTTGATCAGCTTGAGAATCAGTTCTCCTGCTGGTTTTGCCACCAGAGCAGCAGTGGAAGCCACCAAGGCGATCGTGGTCGTCGTGACCACCATCTCAACGGGCGGAAGTCCATCCACCACTTTTTCGAGTAGCGGTTTTGGTAGCGCTGGAACCTCCGTTCCCTTAGGTATCGGCGCATCTGATTCAGGTAGTCGCGGGACTGCAGGGACGTTAGGGGACGGCTGTTCCTCGTCCTCGGAATCTGCGGCCCTCGGTTGTACGGGTGATGTACGTACATATTCATGCGGCACGAAATCCATCGGATTAAACGATGGCACCTGACCGTGGGGACAAAATGCTCCAGTCCTTCCCGGGTCATCCTGCAGAAGGCTGGGGTTCAGCTTGGCGTCTGGGTGCACTGGCACACAGCCAGGCATCTCGATAATTGGTTGCCCCAGCTCCAGCGTGACTGGCGGAGCCGTGGGCAGTGTATTTATGGGTATCTCGCGGATTTGGGGGATGCGGATCTCGGGGATCTCGGGCATCAGAAGGGCAGTGCAGGTCCAGTCACCTCGGGCATCTTCGGCATGGCGTCCTTGATCTTGCCCTCAAGCTCGGCCTCAATGTGCTCGGTCACCTTGCCACCAATGCGCTCCATGCTCTTGTTCATGTAGCTGTCGAACTGGAAGTAAGAAATCACCAGTGCTGCGGTCATCGAACCACTCAGCAGAAAGCCGGTGATGGCCATCAAGTCAATGATCTTTCGCATTGAGGATTGCCTTTTCGTTGGCGTATGGCTCGACTGTAAGGAACTCGAAGGCATCCTGCACATAGGGCACCAGCCAGTCAGGTGGCCAGCAATACTCCCAGTTGTCGGG